GGGCCGCGATGGCAGCCGAGGCGCGCGAGCAATCCCGCTGGCCCGTCGGTCGCGGCGTGTGCGTCGGAGCAATCACCGGCCGGCAGTACGTCGGGCCGGTCAACGTGGAGCGGATGGAGGTGTCGGCATGAAGCTCGCAGACGCGAAACCCGGGGACTTTCTCCTCGACGTCGGTGGGGCGCTTTGGCTGCGCGGAACGCAGGCCGCAACGTGCTTCTACGACCCGGCCGACAAGCGCACCGGCGACCACGGAAGCCTCGGCGCCGACGCGATGGCTATCGAAGAAGCCGAGCGGTTCGGTCCGTTCGTGCGCATGGTCCCTGAGGAGGACGCGCAATGGTGAAGCGCTGCCCTGGGACGAAGGTCGACGGCCACTGGACCGGCTTCGTCTGCGTGCTGGACGAGGGCCACGCGGACCGTTTCTGCGTGCCCTACGTGCCGCCGACGGTGGACGAGTACCGCACGATTCTGAGCATGCTCGCAGAGCTCGACGCCCTGCGCGCCGTGGTCGAGAGTGGCCGCGACCTCGATGCCGAGGTCTTGCGCGCGGTGCAGACGCAGCGTGACGACCTCGCGGGGTTGGCGCAACGGGAGGGCAAGCAGTGACCGGCCTCGCCGCAGACTTCGCAGCAGCCGCCCGCTCGCATGCCGGACGCACCGCACGCGCGACAGGGGAGGCGTTCGAGCTCGCGCTTGACAGCTACCACCGCACGCTTGAGGCCGAGGGCCGTGCCTACGTTCGCCGGGTCGGTGCGCCGATTGCAGTGCTCGGCAAGGTGTCGAAGGACCCCCGCGGCCGGCATATTTTCCGGGCCGCGTGGGACGGCTTCCAGGGCGTCGACTTCACCGGCCACACCTCGCGCGGGGTCCACATCGCCATCGAGGCCAAGACGCACGCAGGCCCCGGCGCGTGGGACTGCGGCATTGACCCGACCGGAGAAGCGAGCGAGAACGGCGCGATTCAGGCCCGGCAGTGGGTCGAGCTGCGCCGCGTGGAACTCTGCGGCGGCATCGCGTTCGTCTTGCTGCGCGCGTGGGGCCGGGAGTGGGCAATCCCGCCCGGCCGACTGGCAGAGCATGTTCTCAAGGTTGGCCGGCGCACGGTGCGGCCGGACGAGATTGACGCAATCGGGATTCGCGGATTGGAGTGGATGCGATGAAGGCGAAGTGCATGAAGTTCATCGACGTCGGCGATGGCGTGTCTTTCGTCTGCGCGCTCGACTTCGGGCACTACTTGAAGTGTGCGCCGCGCGTCGAAGGTCGTGGCGCGTGCGACGAGCGCGACGGGCACGGGTGGCAGTGCCTGCGCCTGCCGCTGCACCCGGGGCCGCACAAGTTCGGGTCGGAGGTGACGCCGTGAACGCGACCGTCGCTCACCATGCAACCGGCGTGGACCTGACCTTGCGCATCCCCGGCCTGCACCCGGTCACGGTTCGCGCTCCGACGTTGGCCGACGCCGTGGCGTGCGTCCGGTCTATCTTGGCCGACGAGCGATGGAAGATGCTGGCCATGTTCGACGGCATCAACGCGGAACTGGACGACCTGAACGCCAGCGCAGTAGCCGCCGCCGATTGACGCCACGTTAGCATCGCGGTAGCGTGGACAAATGGCCAGACCTAAGAATTTCCCAACTGTCGAAACCGTGCGAATGCCGCTCGCGATGCTCCTGCCGGCGGACTACAACCCGCGGCGCATCAGTGACCGGGCCATGAAGGGCCTGCGCGCATCTCTGGAGCGGTTCGGCGAGTTGGGCGGCATCGTCTACAACAAGCGCACCGGGCGCCTCGTAGGCGGTCACCAGCGCGTCAAGGCGCTTGCTGCAATGGGTGCCGAGGATGCGGAGGTGCGCGTCGTCGACCTGCCCGTTGCCGAAGAAAAGGCGGCCAACCTCGCGCTCAATCACCCCGGCATCGGCGGCGAGTGGGACGACGCGCTGCTTGCTGTCGTGCTCGAGGAAATCAAGCGCGACCTGCCGACCGCGTTTGAAGAGTTGCAGCTTGACGGGCTCTTCGTCCTCGACATCATCCCGAATGAACTCAACGATGGGACTGACCTGAGCCCACCAGAGCCCAAAAGGTGCCCGCACTGTGGCGAAGAAATCTGAACTTCGGCTTGCATGGGTGGACGCTGCGACTGCGCGCAAGGCTATTGAGGCATGGCACTATTCAAAAGCATATGTCGCATCGAAGACGACGAACATCGGAATATGGGAAGGTGCTGCCTTTGTCGGGGTCATCGTCTTTGCCCATGGCGGAAACTATCAGGCAGGGTCGCCGTACAGTATGCGAATCGGTGAGGTGGTCGAACTCGTCAGAGTCGCGATGAAGCCTCATTCATGCCAGGTCAGCAGGTGCATAAGGATTGCCCTACTGATGCTCAAGAAGTCGTCACCAGGGGTGCGGCTGGTCGTGAGCTATGCAGACCCGGTGCAAGGCCATGGCGGCGGCATTTACAAGGCTGGCGGTTGGGTATTCACAGGACAGACGAGCCCGTCCTTTGAGTATCGCGCAGGCGGGAAGCGGCTACAGAAGCGGGCATTCACGGGTGCAAACTTCGGCAATGGCAAGATGGAACTGCCCCCTGGCGCAGTAAAGGTGCAGGTCCCAGGCAAGTTGAAATTCCTGATGCCAATGGACGATGAAGCAAGGTCCTTGATTTCTCAACTCGCGAGGCCATACTTGCAGGGCCCGTCAAGCATTGCAGATGCGCCACCTGACCAAGGTGGAGATGGCAGTTCCGGTCCGACCGGCGGGCTCCAAACTTCGGATGGCGGCCATGGCGCGACCGAGTAGCCTGACCCCTGCCATCACGGAGAAGGTCTGCGAGGCGCTCAAGCTCGGCGTCTCGTGGGATGCTGCCGCCGCGCATGCTGGCATTGGGGCCACGACCATTCACAGGTGGCTCGCGCAGGCCGCGGAGGATGAAGAGGGCGGGCTGTTCTGGGAGTTTCGGGAGCAGGCGACGCGTGCGCGCAACTCTGCCGAAACGCGGATGGCCGCCATCGTGATGAAGGCCGCCCAGGAGGGCAGTGCGAGTGCTGCGCAGTGGTGGCTTGAGCGTCGCAGGCCTGAAACGTGGTCGAGCAAGCAGACGGTCACGGTCGACGCCCCTGACCCGTCTCGCGGCATCGCGGCCCTTCTGGGCAAGCTCGCGGAGCCCGGCGAGGGCGGCTGATGGCCGGGCTCCGGCTCGAAACGTTCAACCCGCTTCCGTGGCAGGCGCAGGCCCTCCGCGAGATACTGCGGCCGGGGTCGGTCGGTTGCGCGTGGGCCGGGGGAAAAGGTTCGGGCAAGAGTGCCCTCGTGTCGGTCGCCGCGTGCATGATTGCGGCAACACGGCCAGGCTGCGAGGTCGCGCTCGTGATGGACTCTTACAAGTCCCTGCGAGACATTCACCTCCCGCTCATGTCGTCCATCGCGGCGAGCTGCGGGGGCGAGTGGCGCGCGACCGATACCGAGTTCCGATGGTCGTCCGGCTCGGTCGTCCGCCTGCGCCACCTCGACATGAGCGGTGACCCGCGCATCGGCGGCAGCCCGATTGAGGGCATGAACCTGCACGCGCTGATTGCCGACGAGTGCCAGCAGATTGACGGGCGCTACTACACGGTTTGGCAAGAACGGACGCGCGTGACTGCCGTTGACCTCGCCGGGCAGCAATGCGCGCCCGTGGTGGTGGCGTCAGGGCTCCCCGTGTCGACGTGGTGGTGCGTGGACACCCTGCGTCACGGTGGCCACGTGTGGCGCCCGCAGACGCGCGACAACACGTACAATGACCCGGGCTATGAGGCCCGCGTGCGCGCGACCATGACCGAGCGGCAGGCGCGCGCCATGCTCGACGGCGAGGAATGGTCGCCGGAAGGGCAGATTGTCGAGGAGTACGTCGCGCGTCTCGAGCCCGACGGCGTGCTCACGGACTGGACGCCGACCGACCGGAGCAAGACGCGCTTCGTGCTCTCCATGGACCTCGGCGGCAACAACCCGCACGCCATCCTCGCGGCCGAAGATGCCGAACAGGGACGATGGGTCGTCCTGCGCGAATGGTTCCACGTCGGCCCTCCCGTCAAGGCCGGGACGGGAATCACCCTCGGCGCCTTCTGCCGGCGCATTTCGGCCGATTGCGTGCCCCGTCGCATGTGGGGCGGGGTGAATGACTCGCGTTTCCCGCTCGACGAGGTGATTGCAGACCCGTCCGGCGCTGCGACATCTGCGCAGACGGGGCACAGTGACCTCGACCTGATAGCGAGCGCGCCGCCCGATGGCCTCGGATTGCGCCCGCACGTCGAGACGATTCCTGAGCGTCGGTCGGTAGTGGGCTCGCTTAATCGGATGCGGCTCGCCATCGAGCGGCGCCGGCTCATGTTCTCGCGCGCCATGGTCGAAGCGCCCGGCGGCGAGTACCCCGCGCGCACGCTGCACGGGTCGCTCCTGGGCTACTCATGGGACCTGCGCGGACGCGACGAGCCGATGAAAGACGGCATCCACGACCATGCCGTTGACGCGCTTCGGTATCTCGCGAGGCGCGTGCTTTGGCATCTCTTCGACTCGCCGGGCATCGTGACCACGCCGCAGCATGGGCAGCCCCGCAAGCTCCCTGCGGCCCTCGCGGCGTCGAAGGGTGGACGATAGGCCACGGCTATCACGCGCCCTCGCGCTGATAGTTGAAAGTTATCATAGCGCAGTGTAGCGTGGCGGGCATGTTCGGCATCGTCGACAAGCTGCGGGCGTTGGTCATGCGCGACGACTCGCGACGAGTCGAAGCGCCCATTGGCCGCATCGGTGGACCGACGACGACGAACGGCGCGGCCTACGAGCCCGCACGCCGGTATCAGGCCCACCCCGACCGCGTCCTCGCCATGCGGTCGGCGCTCGTCTGCCCGCCCGTCTACGTGGCACTGGGCATGTGGCGCGACTTGATGCGCGTGCCAACGCCGCGAATCGAGCCGGGCAAGGTCGAGGGCGCCGAGCCAACGCCGAGCGCGATGGCCTACGCCGAGCACGTCAAAGCCTGCCTCGGCATTGGCGCTGCGAGCCTGACCGGCGTGCGGTGGTCGTCTCTGTGGGGCGAGCTGCTGGGCTCCGTTGAGTACGGCTTTGGCGTGTGGGAGACCATCGCAGAGGAACACGGCGGCGAGTGGTACACCGTTCTCAAGTACCGCGACCCCGCGTCAATCGCGTGGTGGCTGATGGGCGAGGATGAAGAGCTTGCCGGGTGTGTTCAGCAGCCGTTGTCCGGTTACGGGCGCGGTGTCGAGATTCCAGCGTCGCAACTGTTCCGCCTGACGTGGCGGCCCGTCTCGCGCTCCGACTTCAGCGGCATCGGCATCCTTCGCCCGGCCGCGACCCTCGCCGTTGACCATGCCGCAGCCGCGCAGCTTCGAATCGTGGGCGTCCAGCGGTTCGCCGTCGGCACCCCGGTTGCGAAGGTGGACGCCGACACGGCCGCGCGCCTCGGCCCGCAGGCTGTGAAAGACGCCGACGACATCGCGACGATGCTCTCGGACTACGCGTCGAGTGACCGCGCATACCTCGTCCCGCCGCCCGGGTGGGACGTGAGCATCTTCGGCGCCGACTACGACGTTTCGCGCATCAATGCCGTGCTCGCCGACATCTCGCGCTCGATTTACGAGCTCGTGGCGATGCAATGGATGTTGCTCGGCTCCGGCGAGGGCGGCGGCTCATACTCGCTCGGCGAGACGCAGGTTGCAGCGTCGCGGCAGAGCGCACAGGCGGTGTGCGACTGGCTCGGCGAGGAGGTCAACGCCGGCCTCATCCCGCGCATCTGCAAGTGGCGGTTCGGCGAGGTCGACGCGGCGGACCTGCCGCGGCTGCACTTCGACGGGCTCGCCAGCGAAGCCTTCGTCACGCACCTCAGCAGCCTCGCCGCGCTGAATGCGGCCGGCATCCTCCAAATCGGCCCCGAGTCGCGCGCCAGGGTGCACGCCGCGCTCGAGTTGGCCCCGCCGGAAGAGAAGCGGTCGGTGGGCCTCGGCCTGCGCCCGCAGACCCCTGCGGCGCCCGCCATGCCCACCCCGGGCGGGGGCGCGTGATGCCGATTCGTCGCACGCCTACCGCTGCCGTCTCTGCCGCCGCTCGTCGCGGTGTCGCTCTCTACGAGGACGGCAAGGGCGGCCAGGGCTTGAAGCCTGAGACGATTCGCCGGGCTCGTTCCATCGCGGCCGGCGAGGTGCAGAGCATCGAATGGCTCACGGTCGAGGCCCCGGCATGGTTCGCGCGCCACGACAAGACCCGCCCCGAGGGCGACTCGGCCGATTCCCCATGGCTTACCGCGTGGCTTCTGTGGGGCGGCAATCCCGGCCGTGCGTGGGCAGACCGCGAGAAAGCCCGGCGCGCGACGCTGGAAGAGAAGGGCGAAACGCTCATGGCGATGACCATTCCGACGGACGACGGGCAGAGCCTCGGCGACTTCATGGAGGAACTGCGCGACGCGGTGACCATGCGCTTGCGAGGGGTCGCCCCAATGGGCTCGGAGCCCTGGATTCGTATTGAGGACGACGGCCTGACCGGCGATTCGGTCATCGGCGAGGTCTGCGGCACGGGCGATGATGCCTACTACCGGATGAACTATAGCCGCGGCGAGGACGGGCGCCTCGTCCTGTCTGAGCCGGTGCGCGTCGAGGAAGTCAAGACCTACGTTGACGCCCCCGGTCCGCTGCCTCTCTCGGCCGTGCTCTGCGAAATGGCCCCGGTGCACGCCCCGGCCGCTGAGGGCTTGGTGCGCGGCAAGGTCGCACAGCTCATGCGCGTCGGCCCGCTTCACGACGCATACACCGGCGCGCACTTGCTCGACGTGACGGACGAGCTTCTCGCGTCCATCGTCACCGCGGCGGGCGCCGGGTTCTCCATCCCCATCGACTACGCCCACGCCCTCTATGGCGCGCAGGCGGGCGGCACCGACGCCGCGGCCGTGCCTCTCTACGGCCGTGTGACGGCTCTGGAGCACCGCCCCGGCGATGGCCTCTACGGCGTCCCCGAGTACACCGCGGCCGGCGCTGCGATGCTCGGCGCGAACCCGGGGCTTCTCTTCTTCTCGCCCACGCTCGTCGGCACCATGCACGACCCGGCGACGGGCAAGCCGCTCGGGCGCGGGCTGCACAGCGTCAGCCTCACCCCGACGCCGCGACAGAACAACATCGACTCACTGGCCCTCGCACGGGCCGCAGCCGGGGCCGAGAGCCCCAAAGGAGGCCCCATGGGGTCCAATCAGGGGGCCGGCACCAACGCGCCGGCCGACGTGGTGACGCTCTCGCGCACCGAGCATGACGCGCTCATGCTCGCCCGCACCGAGCGCGACACCTACAAGGCCGAGGCGGACGCCGCCAAGGCCGACGTCGTGGCGCTCGCGCAGCGTCTCGACGCGGTGGAGAAGGCTCGACACGCCGAGGCCGTGACCGCCGAGGTCAAGAGCTACGAGGCCAAGGGTCACATCGTGCCCGACGCGCTGAAGGCTGACGTGCTCTCCATGAGCGCCGACGTCCGCGCCCGCGTTCTCGGCTCGACCGAGAAGCGCGCGGTGGTGGCGCTCGGCCACGGGCAGACGGCCGAGGCGGTCAGTCCTGACGAACTCGACAACCGCATCATCACCCTCGCCCGAACCAAGGGCATCAGCCTCGCCGACGCGGCGAAGGAGGTGGCCGCGTGAAAAGCAACTACGTTCACATGTACATCGCCAAGACGGGCATCGACCTGTCCGCCAAGGCCGGGTACATCGTCAAGTCGGACAGCGGCGTCAACCTCGCCGCCGACCCGCTCATCAGCGGTTCCGAGAAGCACCTCGGCGTCATCGCCCAGGGTGGCGGCAACACGGCCGGGTTGCCTGTGTCCGTGGTCAAGCATGGCGTGACGCTCGTCATGGCCGGCGAAGCCATTGCGGTCGGCGACAAGTTCAGCCCCACCGCGGCGGGCAAGGCGCAGGTTGCCGCCGCGGGTGAGTTCATCCAGGGCGAAGCGTTGGAGGCGGCTTCCGGCGATGGCAAGCTGTTTCTCGCGTTCGTTCACCCGGCCATTCCCTACACCCTGAACACCTAAGGAGGCCGGACCATGGCGAGCAACAACCTGACCTCGGGGCGTACCAACCCCATCATCAGCAATCTCCTGCTCACGTCGGCCGCGGCCAACGAGGGCAAGTACACGTTTAGCAAGCTCGGCTTCGCCGGGTTCAGCCTGCCGAACGCCAGCTACTTCAAGGGCCAGTTTGCGGCCATTCCCCTCGCGCAGCAGTTCGGCGACGCGCGGGTGGTCGGGACCGGGGCGCTCAAGCGCAACTCGGGCGGAACCTACGTCGACGTCACGCGCGAGCGTGCGTTCGACACGACCGACTATGAGTGCATCGAGCGCGCCCCCAAGGCGTTCATCGACCAGCTCGACATCGACCGCACTGGGGACGACCGCATCGCCCTGCTAAACATGAAGATGTCGCGTGCGCTGCAGCTCACGTCGGCCATCTTCGATGACTTCGAGTACGACGTGTGCTCGACCGTGTTCAACACGTCCAGCTTCAGCAACGCCACCGTGGTTGGGCTGACGGGCGGCGTTGGCACGGCCTGGAGCGCGGCCGGGTCGAGCCCAGCGAAGGACGGCGTGGCGGTGCAAAACCTCCTGCGCGCCCGCGGCGCTAAGGCCGACTATGCCGTCATCTCGTTCGACGTCCTGCAGACGCTCCGGTCCCACCCGGAGACGCTCGGCGTTTGGTACCGGACTAGCGGCGCGACCAACGCGGCGCCGGTCCTGGCGGCCGATGCCACGCTCGCCTTCTGGGCCGAGAAGTGGGGCCTGTCGAAGGGCGTGCACGTCGTCGAGACGATGTACAACAGCGCCAATCCCGCGAGCACGGCGGTCCTGAGCGAGTTCGTCACGGGCAAGGTGGCATTCCACTGTGCAGACGGTCTGTCCAACGCCTACAGCATCGGCGGCGGCATCACGGCGAACGGACTCGTGTCGCTCGCCATCGTCCGCGAGTCCGAATACCGCGGCTATGAGGACCCGACGACCGACCCGCACGGCCTGCAACTGGTGGGCAAACACTCCTATGCGCTCGTCACGCCCTACGCCTCCGCGGTCTACCGCCCGGCGTACATCCTGACCTCGGTGAACGGCTAATGCGCGCCGCCTACCGGCCGGAGAACGTGGCGGCCGAGCCAGCATCCTGCCATCCTGGTGGGAAGCAGGTCCCGATGCGCGCGGGCAACGTGTACGACGTGCCGGACGAGTGGGCGGCGTACATCATCAGCTCGTTCCCCGGCGTCGATGGGGCGCCCTGCCTCGTCCCTTGCGACGACGCCGGGGCAGCCGCTGCGGACTTCCTCGCCGCCATCGGCGTGGCGACCCCGCACAACCCCGAAACCCTCGACGCCCCGGCCCATGCGCCGGTCAAGCGTGGCCGCAAGGCCAAGGCCGGGGCCTAACATGATGGCAGACCTGCACGCATGCGCGAGCGGGCCTGTCATCCCGTTTCTTGACGCCCTGACTCTTGAGCAGCCCGGCCCCGGAGCACCCCGCGTGCCTGAGGCCGTGCGCCGATGGATGGCAGAGCGCGACGCGATTGCACAGGATGCAGGCGCGGGCGTGGAAAACGCGCTCCAGCGACTCGCGGACGGCCTCGGAAGCTCTCTCCTCGACTGGGTCGAGCGCGGCGAGGGCGGCGACGTTCGCGGGCGTGTCTTGGCCATGAGCCTGGACGACGCGCTGACCATTCTCGACGACGTGAGCGATGGCGAGTTGCCCATCCTCGCTGAAGCCCGCGAGCAGTGGGCGGGCGAGTTGCGCAAGCTGGCCGACATGGCGCTCACGAACACCGCCGAGGCCGCGGGTCTGCCTCTCACCGGCCTCGACGTCGAAGGGTGGACCGCCGTTCAGCGCGGCGCACTCGAAAACGCCGCGTCAGCCTGGGACACGAACATCCGGCGCATCCTCGGCGACGCCCTGTTGCGCTCGTCGTCCGAGGCCATCTATGCGACTCCCGACGCCGTTCGGCAGCGCATCGTCGACATGGTGACCGACCTCACGCCGCAGATGGTCACCGAGGCACGCACGGCAACGGCGGCGTATGACCGCATCATCTCGAACACCATCGCCGACGAAGTTGACCCCGAAGGCGACGTGTTTCTGTGGGTCTACTCGGGGCCGGTCGATGGCCTCCAACGCCCGTTCTGTTCCGGCGCGACCGGCCTTGCGTTCACTCGTGACCAGGTGGCGATGTTGCGGAACAAGACGCCCGGCATGCCCGTGGCCGACTTCGGCGGCGGCTACAACTGCCGGCACCAGTGGCTCCACATGCTGCCGGGGCAGGCTGACCGCGCGGGCTTCAAGCGCGCGACCGCCGTTGACATCGCGCTCATCAATGCGCCGTCGCTGAAGAAGGGGCGCAAATGACCGCTCGCCGATTCGCCGCCTCCAATGACTTCTCTTTCATCTGGTGTCCGCCGCACCCCAACGCCCGTGCGACCTCTGCGTCGCTGTCCATCTATTACGCGGCGGGCACGCAGGCCGTGTCCCTCACGCAGCGGGCGGCGGACGAAATCGCATCCATCAGCAGCGACCGCAAGTCCATCACGCTCGGCGTCACGGTCGTTGACTTCGCGATCCCCGGAATCCTTCCGGTGCCGGCGCTCATCAGCTATGGCCCGTCCTCGCAAGTCCCCGTGCGTGTTCTGCGCATGGTGTCGCAGGGGAACGAAACGTTCGTCGTCGAGTTGTCGGAGCCGCTGCCCCACACAATCGCAACGGGCGGCGTCGTGGCGTGGCAGGTCTGGTCGGTCACGCGCACGGCTCCGGCGACCATCCAAGGCCCGGTGCGGTGGGCAGTCTCGTGGGAGGGCGTCGTCGATGGCCTCACCGCGCCCGACCCCATCGTTGACGAGGGCCTGCTCTACATCGTCCGCGCCCCGTTCAGCACAGGCCTGACCTCTGCCCGCCTCGTCGCGTCGTCGCCGTGGCTTGCACAGCACATCCCGCCCGGTCAGTCCTCATGGGCGCCGCAGATTGAGATTGCGCATGACACACTGATTCAGCGCGTCGTCGCCATCCTGCCCGAAGGCCGCACGATTCAGGACGTGACCGGCGGGCAGTTCCGTAACGCGCACGCGATGGAGACGCGGTTGCTGGTCATGCGCGGGCTGCAGGAGGCCGGCGCCAATCGCCGCGACCAAATCGAGCAGCTCGAGCGCGACATCACGGCCGAGTTCGACCGGATTGGCAAAGCCGGCGTCGAGTGGGTCGACACGGACGGCGACGGCGTGGTCGACGCGGGCGAATCGAACGTCACCCCCGGTCGCCTGTCGATGCGGGCGTTCACCACGCGGTCGAGCATCATCGACGTGTCGGACTCGGACGCCGTGGCGCGCACTCCGACGCAGCGTTTCCGGACCGACGAGTGGGGGGAGCGGTGAGCCTCCGTGTCGTCCATACCGGCGAGCGCACGTCTGAATTCGTCTGGACGTCGGAACATATGCGCAGGTTCGCCGTGCTCATGCGTGACCATCTCGTCCGGCGCACGTTCGACCTCGGCATCGGCGTGGACGGGCGGCCGTTCGCGAAGTACAGCACGCGCCCGCTCAAGATTTACAGCCGCTCGCAGGCGTCGCGCGCCCTCGGCGGCGTCTCGACCCCTGGGCCAGGTGCAGGACTGCGCGGCGGCATCGAATTCGCGTGGGTCAAGGGGCCGAAGAAGCCGGGCGGCGGGTATGACTCCAGCCGCATCGGCGACACGGCCGGCAAGTTCTACGTCGGCGGTTACGCCGAATACAAAAACGCCAACC